CAGTAACTCAAGACATGAGCCTTGGCCCACTTGAAAAATATAGAGCGACAGAAATTGCAAAATTAATTCGAGCAAGGGGACAAGCATGACTGAAGAAGACGATGACATCCAAGACTACAAGCGGCCTTGGGTTGGCTTGTCTGAACAAGACATCAACGAACTAAAACACAACCTGCCCGACCTCTACTACTGGGTTGACGTAGTCAGAGCAACGGAGAAAAGATTAAAGGAGCTAAACACATGACTAAACGAGAAACCATAGTGGCATTCATTAAAGATATGTTGCGACCAAGAACGCTAAAAGAAATCATTGACATAGAGATGCGTGATGCAGTTATATGTAAGATGCAAGCAGAGAAATCGCTTGAGTATGCAATGAGCGTTGTTGAATACAACCGTCAGCGCATTCGTAGACTGGAAGAGAAACTTTTAGAGATAGGAGAACAAGATGCTTGAAACAGTTGCATGGGCAGTTTTGTTTATGTGTCTTGGCGGGGCAATCGTAGTGATTGTCGGCGTAGCAATCTTGATGATAAGTAGCGAAGAATGAAAAAAGAAGACCTAGCAAACTTGTTACGAATAACAGGCGTAGACGGGAACGCTTTCACCTTAGCTATGAATGCCTTTGATATTGGGTACGAAGAAGCAAAGTATGAAGCAATAAAACAGTCCCCTATTTTTAAACAACAGGAGAACAAAAATGAAGTGCCCGAAGTGTGAGGGTAACAACATAGCGATTGTTGAAACCATACAGAACGAAGAGTTTACTTACCGCAGAAGGTATTGCAAACTTTGTTTTTGTAATTTCAAAACAAGAGAAGAAGTATTTGCGGGGGCTGTGCCAAGTAAGAAGCGATTAACGCAACCCCAAGAGACTGAGTATCAAAAGACTTTTACAACCGACAACCTCAAACGATTTTGGAAATAACTATGAACATAATAACGGTGGATTTTGAAACATACTACGAGAAGTCGACATTCAGTTTGTCGAAGATGACAACAGAAGAGTACGTGCGTGATGACAAGTTTGAAGTCATTGGCGTAGGCGTTAAGTTAAACGGTGGGGAGACTGAGTGGGCGAGTGGTACACACGAACAGATTAAGGATTACCTTGATTCATTCTCGTGGGCTGACTCCATGATGCTTGCACACAACACGGCGTTTGATGGATTTATCTTGTCGCAGAAGTTTGGTATTCATGCGAAGGCGTATGCTGACACTATGTGTATGGCGCGTGGACTACATGGTGTCGAATCTAGTGCGGGCCTCGGGTCGCTTGTTGAAGCATACAAAATAGGTGTTAAGGGTGATGAAGTAATCGCTGCTTCCGGGAAAAAGCGTGAAGAGTTTACTGAAGAAGAACTTAGCAGATACGGGGACTACTGTATTAACGACGTGAACTTAACCTACAAGTTGTTTAACGTCATGGTGACTCATGGGTTCCCGAAGAAAGAGATGAAGCTGATTGACTTAACTTTGCGGATGTTTATACAACCCAAACTCGATCTTGACTTGAACTTACTCGAGATGCACTTGCGTGACGTACAGGATAAGAAGAACATGCTGTTGTTGCAAGCAGATGTTGACAAGACCGACCTAGCGAGTAACCCGAAATTTGCGGCTCTACTTGAAAAGATAGGCGTTAAGGTTCCCATGAAAGTTAGCCCGACGACTAACAAAGAGACTTATGCACTTGCCAAGAACGACGAAGAGTTCAAGGCACTAGCGGAACACCCTGATGTAAGAGTGCAGGCTCTAGTCGCGGCTCGCCTTGGTACGAAGTCAACACTAGAAGAAACTAGGACAGAACGATTCATTGGTATTGCCAAGCGTGGGCTTATGCCTGTGCCGTTGAAATACTATGCCGCACATACTGGAAGGTGGGGTGGTTCAGACTCGTTGAACTTGCAGAACTTACCCTCACGTGGGGACAACGCGGGTAAATTGAAGAAGGCGATTGTTGCACCGGAAGGCTACGCAATCATTGATGCTGACTCAAGTCAAATTGAAGCGCGTGTGCTTGCTTGGTTGGCGGGGCAAAACGATTTAGTGGAGGCATTTAAAAATGGCGAGGACGTATACAAACTCATGGCATCGGCTATATACGGCAAGGATGCAACAGAAATTACAAAAGACGAGAGGTTTGTTGGCAAGACAACGATTCTCGGCGCGGGGTATGGAATGGGAGCGATTAAGTTTCAAGCACAACTCAAAACTTTTGGTACTGCGATTACAGAGGGAGAATCGCGCCACATTATCCAAATTTACAGAGAGACGTACCCACACATAGTTATGTTGTGGCGTCAAGCGCAACAAGCGCTGGAAGCAATCAGCAAAGGCTATACAGCATCTTTAGGACGTGAAGGCGTGCTCTACATTGACCCCGCAGAGAAGGGCATTCGCCTACCAAGTGGGTTGCTGATGCGCTACGAGAAGTTAGTGCCTATCCGTGATGATAAGGGTGTGCAGTATCAATACAAGACACGCTATGGTTGGAACAAAATCTACGGCGGTAAAGTAATCGAGAACACATGCCAAGCGATTGCCCGTTGCATCATCGGAGAGCAGATGATTAACATATCAAAGCGTTATGACGTTGTATTAACAGTACATGATGCGATTGCCTGTCTAGTACCCGAGGCGGAAGTTGGAGAAGCGCAGAAGTTCATCGAAGACTCTATGCGGTGGACGCCTGAGTGGGCTGAAGGTTTACCCGTTAACTGTGAAAGTGGCTATGGTAAATCTTATGGAGACTGTTAATGAAGACTGACATTATTGACATAGTGCTAGAGCAAGCTAACTATGGGTATACACCCGAAGAACGGTACGACGCATGGCGTCGATATGCTGACTCGTCGACTGCTGAGATGTGGATACATGACGACAAAGAGAAACGTCGACTTCAACCGCAGATACTAAAGATGCGGATGCAAGGAATGATATGGAAAGACGTTGCCGAAAAACTGGGTCATCCTGTGCACAGAGTACAAAAAATGGGCGCACCATTGATGGGTATTTTGTCTCGCATCCGTGAGAAGAACGCACTGGCAATAACGAAAGCGGCTGGTGACACCCGCGATGAGAAGACAATAGACGACTACAACTATATGAATGATAAGCGCACCGTGCACCGGGAGATGTGTGCGTTGTTGCCCATGTATAAAGAACTTAAGGAAATGGCTGAGGTAAATTTTGACTAAGATTCCCGCATGGAGTTACTCCAGTATCAAGACGTACGATCAATGCCCGAAGAAGTATTACCACTTGAAGGTGGTTAAGGATGTAGTCGAACCGCCTACTGAAGCAATAACTTATGGCAAACAATTTCATTCGGCAGCAGAACATTACGTACGTGATGACGTACCACTACCTCCGCAGTTTAACTATGCCAAACCAACCCTCGATAACTTAAGACAGTTAACGGGTGATAAGTACTGTGAGTATGAGTTCGGGCTGACTGAGAACTTAGAGCCTTGTGGATTCAAAGACCCAAATGTTTGGTGGCGTGGCGTTGCCGACTTATTGGTTATCAATGGAGAAGAAGCACGGTGCGTAGACTACAAGACGGGTAAGTCTGCCAAGTATGCCGATACTGACCAACTGGAGTTGATGGCGTTGGCTATTTTTAAACACTTCCCCCAAGTAAAACGGGTCAAAGGTGGGCTACTTTTCGTGGTCTCAAAAAACTTTATTAAAGATTCGTACGATATCGAAAATCAGGATAAGATGTGGGCAAAATGGTTCGCAGAGCACAGCCGTATGAAGCTTTCATACGCCAACAATGTGTGGAATCCCCGCCCTAGCGGACTATGCAAGAAGCATTGTTTAGTGCTTGAGTGTGCCCATAACGGGAGGAACTGATGCCGTATGTAAATAAACCCCGCCCATACAAGAAAGAGTATGAGCAACAAAAAGCCCGTGGCGAACTAGAACGCCGTATGGAGCGTCAACGCTTGCGTCGTGAGTACGACAAAAAGCATAAGGACAGCGCAACAGATAAGGGTAAAACTGCCGAGAGCCGTGAAGGTAAAGACCTAGCACACAAGAAAGCGTTAGATAACGGCGGTAGTAACAAGGACGGATTCTCTGTGCAGACACCTGCAAAGAATCGGTCATTCAAGAGAGACTCAAAGAGCAACCTAGTTGGTGAGACTAGCAAGCGAGAAAGAAAACGACGAGCCTGATTGGTTCATAGTCTGATGCAAGCGTAAGGTATGAGTGGCGTGCATCGCGGGAAACCGAAATAACCTTACCAGTCGGCACTACTCTTTCCGGTAGGGAACCGACAATCTGATGGAGCGAAGTGGGAGACCACTTTTGCTCTGTCAGTGCTTTATAAAAACAGGAGAATCATGGAAATCGTAGAGAACAAGATACTGCTATTGAACCTACGTCACCCCAATAAAGTGACAACGGTTATACCAAAGAGCAGACAAATTGGAGAGCACCAAGTAGCGGTGAAGTGGGGACTAGATGAAGCACGGGTGTTGAAGAACCTACAAATAAAAAACATCCCATCACCAATCATGGGACAGTACGGATGGCCCGGACTCTACAAACCGTTTGAGCATCAAAAGACTACTGCGTCATTCTTGACCCTGCACCAACGGGCTTTCTGCCTTAATGAGCAAGGCACAGGCAAGACGGGGTCTGTTATTTGGGCGGCTGACTATCTGATGAAACTTGGTCGGATTCGCCGTGTACTGGTCATCTGCCCATTGTCCATCATGGATTCTGCTTGGCGTGCTGACTTGTTTAGGTTTGCCATGCACCGTACCGTGGACATTGCCTATGGCTCTAAAGAGAAGCGCAACCGAGTGATCGCATCGGACGCCGAGTTTGTCATCATCAACTATGACGGGGTAGAGATTGTTCAAGAAGCGGTGGCTAATGGTGGGTTTGATTTAATCGTTATCGACGAAGCCAATGCGTACAAGAACGCGCAGACAACACGTTGGAAGACGTTAAACCGTATTCTAAAGCCTGAGACATGGCTCTGGATGCTGACTGGAACACCTGCGGCTCAGTCCCCCGTGGACGCCTACGGACTAGCAAAACTTGTAAGTCCTAGCGGTGTGCCTAAGTTCTACAGCGCGTTTAAAGACATGGTTATGTACAAGATTACACAGTTCAAGTGGGTGCCACGCCCCCATGCGGACAAGATAGTTTACGAAGCCCTACAACCCGCCATCCGGTTCACCAAAGAGGAATGCCTTGACCTACCTGAGATGACGTATGTCTCACGGGAAGTTGAACTGACTCCCCAACAGAAGAAATACTATGAGTTGTTACGCAAGCAACTTGTTGTGCAAACGGCGGGGGAGCAAATTACGGCAGTTAACGCTGCAGTCGGATTGAGCAAACTCCTGCAAATATCTTGTGGCGCGGTGTACTCTGATACTGGCGAGACCTTGGAGTTTGACATCAAGAACCGCTATAAGGTGTTGAGAGAAGTGATCGACGAGACACAACAAAAGATATTGATCTTTGTACCATTTAAAAATACGATCCGGATTCTCAGCCAAAAGCTAGAAGCAGACGGGTTCTCAACCGAGATCATCAATGGTGACGTGCCTGCCCACAAACGCGCTGAAATATTTAGGAATTTCCAAGATACCAGTGACCCAAGGATTTTGATAATCCAACCACAAGCGGCGGCTCATGGCGTGACCTTGACGGCGGCTGATACGGTTGTTTGGTGGGGGCCGACCCCAAGCCTAGAAATTTATGCCCAAGCCAATGCAAGAGCGCATAGGGCGGGGCAACGCCATCCGGTCACGGTTGTGCGATTACAGGGTTCCAATGCGGAGAAACACCTATACAAAATGCTTGACAACCGTATAGACGATCATGTAAAGTTAGTTGAACTTTACAAGAATTTACTTGACTAAGGTAGAATTTGATAGTAGAGTAGAGGGAAGATAGTGAGAACAACAAACCGCTATCGTATTTTTAAAACAGGAGAATGTAAATGGAAGAAGCTACAGTACAGGCAGAAGTGCCTCTAGAAAAACTTACCCGTGTCTATATCAAGATGCGGGACAAAAAAGCAGAACTCACCCATCAACTAGAAGCGGAAATCGCCAAGGTTGAAGACGGCATGAAGACAGTCAAGACAGCGATTCTTGACCACATGAAAGTCATTGGCGCTGAGAGTCTGCGAACCGAAGCCGGAGTTGTGTATCGCACCGTAAGGACGACGTACTCAACGAACGACTGGGAATCCATGGGCAAATTCATACTTGAACATGGTGTGCCGGAACTATTGGAGAAGCGACTTCACCAAACCAATATGAAGGCATTTTTAGAAGAACACCCCGACGTGCTTCCGCCGGGGCTTAACGCGAATGCGGAATATTCCGTGACCATAAAAAGGAGTAAAAATGGTTGATGAATCTTTCGTTCCGATAGAAAGTGTGGCAAAGCATTTTGCGGTGTCCATATCGACTGTCCGCGCATGGATTCGGCAAGACCTAATCCCCTCATTAAAGATTGGCGGTGTCTACCGTTTCAAGATTAGCGAAGTGGAAGAGGCGATGCGAGTCCTAAACGGCGGAACGCTTGTGAGAGAAGAAGCAGACGGAAGTCTTACGGTAAAACCCCCACAGGGTTCTACTCAAATGACTTTAAACTTTAACCCCAACGATGATATTTAAGGAGAATGTAGAAATGAGTGATTTAGCACTTTTCAAAGGCGGACTACCCGCATACCTCAAGAACGCAAACGCAGATGATGCAACGAATGCCCTAGCTGGAGAGAGCTTAGGTTCACGTCGTATCAGTATCAAGGGCGGAGTATTTCGTGAGTTCATTGGCGGTAAAGAATACCGCGTGTCAGAAGAGCGTGCGATGAATGTTGTCATCATCAAAGCCGCGCCGAAAGTTTCCCGTATCTACTACGCAGGAACTTATAGCGAAGGTGAAGCCGTATCCCCAACATGTTGGTCAGCAGATAGCCAACGTCCCGATGTAAAGGTCAAGGAAGAGAACAAGCAGTCAGCTACTTGTTTGAGTTGCCCACAAAACATCAAGGGTTCCGGTCAAGGCGATAGCCGTGCATGCCGTTACCAACAGCGTTTAGCCGTCGTGCTTGATGGTGAAGTGGAAAAACAAGAAGTCTACCAACTAGTGTTGCCCCCAACATCTGTGTTTGGTGATGGTGAGAAGGGCAAG